GAGAAGTTACCACCGCGTAACCTAGCGTCTGCAACAGCACCTTTAGCGGCTTGGGCTATCTGAGGCATTAACTGTACGATCTCAGCACGTACCGTTTGCTGTACGCCTGTAGTGACGTTAATAGTCTGCTGTACTATTACGCCAGATGATTGCCCTTTAGTGTGATCAATGACGGTTTCATTAGGATGAAGAATGGCAGGGAATCCACCCTTGCCATCTACGCCAGAAGATCGAGAACCCATGCCAGTGAATCCACCGCCATCAAATGATCGGCTGCCACCTAAATTTGTCCCTGCCGTTGTGCCTGTTGCATTTACACTTCCACCACCGCCAAAGCCGCCAGTGATAGCGTCAAACAGTGGTTTAGTAATGTAATACTGGACAAGCATTTTAATCAGGCTGTCCACGACAGACTTTGCCATATCTCTCATGGCATCACTAAAGTTCTTTGCGCCAGTGATTGCATCGGTAAAGGCATCGGTGAACTTGTTCATAGCATTGTTAGTTAGACTTGTCATGCCCTCCTCTAAAGTGGGCAAAGCATCTCTCCAATCTTCAAACGCTTGCCTCATAGCACCGATGGCTATAGTGCTTGTTGCCGCTTTTGTATCAAGCGCCTCAAGAGGGGCAGTAACGCTTTCTATGGCGGGAACAAATTCCTCAACGGTTGTCCTAGCATTTGCAAGCATCGCCAATAATCCATCTAAATTAATTAATGGAATCTCGGCTGTTCCTTGACCCTTACTAACAAGGTCGGCAATCGCATCTTCTAACTCTTTCTTTTTTTCTAATAAGTCCCCGGTACTCCATTTTTTTGGGAAGAAGTTATCCCAATCACCAGTGGCAATAGCTGATTTTGCTCGCCATCTGGACAGATCACCTGCTAACATTTGATTAACAATTTCTAAATCTTTTGCAAGAGCATCAAAAGATGATGAATTACCAAACAAGCTGTCCCATTTTGCTTTAGCCCCTATCATTGCGTTGTACATTCCAATGACAGCGTTACCGATGTTCTGAGCGGCAGTTGCCGTTGTAATTGCACCATCAATAAAATCAATCGCTAAAGATTTAGCGAATCCATCTAATCCACCCTTAGTGTTCTCTATAGCGGTCAAGAGTTTGTCTTTAAAAGCTGTTGCAAGCCCTTCTATAGCAGGGGCGAGTTTGGCAACTATTTGATCTCTAATTCCCTTAAAAAGACTTTTTAATCGAGTAATAGCATCATTAGCATCTTCGACCCCCTCTGCCGCATCTGAGGACATAACAAGACCAAGCGTTTTAGCCTCTCCAAGCAATTCAGCTAGACCCTTGCGGCCTAAACCTAATGTGTTGACTAATGCCGCACCTTCACTGTCAAACAGCTTAAACGCTAATCTAAGGCGATCAGATTCATTTTCAACCTTACTAAACGCATCAGCCAGAACAAGCATTCTCTGATCAAGAGGCATATTGTTTAACACTTTAGCGTTAATACCTAACTCACGAATTGCACCCTTAGCCTCGCCTGTTCCTTTGGCTGCTTCTGCTGCTCGTCGAGTGAAACGCTGCAACGCCATATCCATCGTGGTTGTAGCAATGCCAGTGATGTCTGCTGCATATCGTAAAGCACTTAATGCCTCAGTGGTTGTGCCGATCTTCGATGCTGTCTTAGCTAATGAATCAGTTGCGCTTAGAGATGATTTAACCAGTAAGCCAAACCCGGCAACACCTGCTACGCCAACCAAAGCAGTTCGCATAGAAAACACTGCGCCTGTGACTTTCTTTAGCCCAGAGGTGACAGAGCCAAAACCCTTCTTGGTTTTATCCACTGCACTGATGATAATCTTGGTATTTTCAGCCATCGTTCTCACTCATTAATTGGTAATAGGCCATCCACTCGTTGAAGTGGGTGACAGACATCTGCTCTGCTTGTTCGATACTCATATGCAAGCGATCAGCCAAAGACAGCAAATTCATCCTTGATTGATCGCGCCTTAGTTTTTTTCAGCAGTCTCCACTGATTGAACATCGGCAAACATTTGATTGGCGATTTCAGAGATAACCGCTGTCTCCTCACCCATCAGATCAATCCGATCTTCCGCAGAGGTAAACAGCCGATCACCCGATTCATCCATTGCTTTCATTAGAATCAGATCAACCATTGCTCCGATTGTCGTATTCTCAAGAAAGTTGGGATGTTTCTTTTGCAGTTCATTAAGGTCATAGCAAGAGATGCTGCCGCAGAACAGTTTGAATGGAACGCCATTCTCATCTGACCAGGCATCAACCACTACCTCGCGCAGTGGTATCGTTCGCCTTGACCGTAACTCTTTAGCAAGACCCATTATGAATGAGCCGCTTCAGTGACTGCGCCAGAAACCTGAAGGCTGAAACTTGCCTCAACCATGCCATCAAAAGATGCGTTGATTGACTTACTCGTGACAATGCCTGTGCCTGAGTATTTCTTGGAGCCTGACGCTGTACCTGATGGGCTGATTTCAAAATCAATAGAGGCACGAGCATCTAACACTAATTGCTGTGCGTCTGTTTGATCCCAATAGCAATCAATAGAGACCGTGCTGCTCTCTAAGCCTGACTTATAGGTTCGGGCACTATCGCCCATTGCGCTATCTTCGATGGTGTCAGCAGACGTTTCCAGTGTGAATGATCTGATCTCACCAACCGCGACCTCTGTAGTACCTGATAACTGTAATTTTACTACGCCTGATTGACCTGTGACTGTAGCCATTTTGTATTTCCTCTAGTTTAAAAATGTTGCTTTTTGGTGGACGAAAAAAAACCGCCAAATGGCGGTCTGTTTCAGTTGGGTTAATTTAGGTTGTGCCTCGCGTGTATTCGTACAAAACGCGAACCGTCAAGATGACTCCTCCTATTGGATCAATAGAGCCTTCATCTATTTCGACTTGGGTGATCTGCGTATCTTTTGCAAAGCCCCCTCTAGTTCTATCGACATCAAGACCCTCTTCGATTGCCTCAATGATGTTGTTTCTTGCCTGATCGATCAGCGCACCTTTGACAAAGCAAACCAACTCATAGTTGATGGTTGCCATGCGCTTGCCTATCGAACCGCCTATGGTCGAATCTTCTCGATTCTCATCAGCCGTTCTGACTAAAACAGCCGGGTATTGTGCGTTGGATAACTTGTCAAACTGGAAGGGCTCTCTGGTGACATATTTAATGTCCACCGGGCTAATAATATTACCGATGGTTGTCACAATGTTTTCTGCAATGGATTCTCGAACGCTCATGGTAAGAACCTTTCAAATGTTTTTGCCAGTTGCTTTTCTTCTGCCCGATTAAAGCCAAAGAAAGGTCTGATACTGTCGTTTCTCGCTGCTCTTTCAGTAATTTTTGGATTTGTAAAAAAGATCACTGCACGACTGCTATTGGCCTTGCTTGTCATGCCGCTAATCATCTTCCCAGTAACGTTAAGATTTACAATCCCACTAGCGTCACCAGAAAAACTGCTGCGGTCTTTAGATTTCGGCCAACCTTGTTTTTTTGCTTTTGCGTAACCCTTAGAGTAACGCTTGAACTTACCTTCATATCCATCGCCTTTGGCCGTTCTGTCTTGAATGACATTAATGCCAACTTGCGCTGTTTTGGATAAAGCTAATTTAATTCCGGCCTGAATCTCTTTCTGCCGCTTTTTGGCAATGCCCTTAAAGTTCTTGGGCTTAATATCAACCTTGACCGCTAGGCTCATCGGACTAAGCGACCATCGTTNATNGGGGTTTTCTCATCGTTATCAATCGTGCCGTTGTTGTCATCGTCATACTCAACGCCATCTTTAAAAACAGCCTCTATCTCTTCGGCATAACGAGACTTGTAAAAATCAATCATGCCTTGGAATCGATCACCATCAACCCAGTTGGTCAACTGAGGTAGAGCGTATTTCCACAGGACTAAATAAGCATTTGCGCGAGTCCATTGTGAATNGGTCAGATANGATGCGTTTAACTCACCGCTAAACCCTCGCTTNTCCCACCAATCTGCACGAATCTTTCGCTCTATATCCGCTTGTGCTTTTGCGTGATCTGCTGAAAATGAATCAATGCCGAAACTTAAAATGTCAGGAATAATCCCCATCAAGTCTGCATCTGTTGAAAAAGCCATAATTGCTCCAATTAAAAAGCCCCACCCCCGAAAGGATGAGGCTGATCTAGCTTACAAAGTTGCGTCACCTAAGATTTCAACACCATAGGAATCGTCTAACTCGCCAACACCGTAAACGGCAGTAGCGTTCAATTCCCAAGCGCGATTAGATGCNTCACGCTGTGGCTCAATGTTGAAGTCACGCTTCATAGCAATAGCAAGTGCCTCTGGTGCAAATACAGCACCTTTGCAATCACCGCTGCCATCGATAGTAACGTTCGCTGATTCATAAACGTCAATACCTGCGATAGTTCCAACATAGCCATTACGCATAGCTTCGTTCTGAGCATCACCACCATTCGGGTTAGCGAATGTGTTCGTCAGGTTAGCTTTGATCGCGTATGCCTGATATGGGTGAACAACAGCCGCGATTGATCCTGTGACTTTGTTGGCTCTAAGAGTAGCCGCTGCCTTGAACAGATCAGCAACAGAAGTCTCTGCCCCTGCTGAACCAAAGGAAGTGCCGAACCCATCAAACAAAGCGATCAGGTCAGTATCGATCTTAGTTGCAATCGCGTTACCAAGAACTGTCCCTAACTCAGAGGCAGGGTTGCCCGCGCCCATAGTCGCAAGATCGGTCAATAACACCTGTGCGCCAACCTCAGCGACAGTGATTGAAACAGATGAAGTGCTAACAGTTGTAGAAGTTAAATCCGTCCCCTCGGTTAAAGCAGATGCGCTGATCTGAGGGTACTTGGGTACTTGGATGGTTTTGCCTGCTTGTGATCCGATGTTGTACTGAGTCACNAGGCCGATAAGCAGAGAACTTTCTTCTGCGGTGAAACGAGCCTGTGCGATGATGTTCGCAAAGAGGTCGTCAAGTGTACTNCTNGTTGTTGCTGCCATGATAATTTACCTTTTAATAGGCGAAAAAAAACCGCCAAATGGCGGTCAGTTTCGATTGGGTTAAATCAAGATGGTTTTCGTTTGGATGCGGCAAAAGCCTCTTTGCCACCACTACCCCAATTGTCCACCATGTCTTGATAGGTCATTGTTTTTTGGACTGAGCCGCCAGTATTTCCCTGACTGCCAGAACCGCCTGCCGATGCCCTCACAAAATGGGGATTTGCAGTAAGAAATTCGGATACCGCCTCATTGACTGAAAGCAAGTCACCCTTCTCGTTGTAGCGAGGGGCATTGTTGCCATCAGTAACCTCAACAGTACCGTCCTCTGCTAGTCGCACTTGATGCTTCAGCAAAGTAGATACTTGATCAGGATTCACTGCGTTATTCGCTGAGGCCGCATTNAGCAAAGCACCGTCNACNAGTGTTTCGTGCAGTCTCGTCTTNTACGCGTTGATCTCTTGATCTTTCTTGTTTACTGTTTCTTTAAGTATTGATTCAAATTCGCCACGCTCTTTNTGCGCTTGTAAACTCGCCTCGTCACGCTCTTTCAAAACCTGTCGGGCTTCATCAAGGTTGATGTCACCAACTTTCTTTTCAAATTTGCGNTGTTCTCTGGCTAATCTATCTGCAACGATTTTGTCTAACTCAATTTGAGTAAACGTCTTTTCCTGAGTTTCTACTGCCGTTGTTTCAGTCTCAACTTCTGTTTCCATGATTGCATCGCTCATGTCGCGCACCTCTTTCGAGTAGTTAAAAATCTATTAATCAAACACTGGCCTGAAGTGATGTCGGCAGTTGTAACCACCGCGCACAATAAAAGGATCACCAGGGGCTTTACCCCGCCATGATCCTGACCATATTTGTGTAATCTCTTCATCTGTGAATTCTTTCCCTGCGTGTTCCCGACAGAATGATCGACTGTCTCGCACTGTTGAGCCGTAATACTTCCATTTGGTAGCCCCTGACGATTTACCTATAGCGGTATTTATCGATGCATCGAATTGCATCAGGCTGTCTTGCATCATCTGAACTGAGTAGCGTCTTAAGTTGCGCCCTGCTCGATCTCGACCATAAAGGGTTTGCAGTTTCTCAACCGCTGCCGCCTTTTGTGCCGCTGACCCATTAGCCGCAATCTCAACTAGCTTTTTAGCCTCAACCGAATCCGATGAAATATAGATGCCGTTGATGCTTTGGCTTAACGTCTTAACAGACTCATTGAACGCCCT